NAGATTCCAGATACCCTCGGTGTCGATGGCAATCAGATCAGCAGCAGCAGCTGCGGACTTGAAGGCCACACCGACTGCTACTCCATAAGTGGTTTGAACGCCCGCGTCACAGAGGACAACCGGATCGCCTTTGTCGACAAAACCATCAGAATGGTAGGGGTGAATTAGCTCGTCTTCTCTTACTGTCAGATGTCTTCCTTCACCAGTGGACGATCTGATTGCCGGCACTTCAACCGGGGGCCTTCTCGCACTCGGGGTGGCGAATGAGCTTGACCTGGCGGAAGGAGATCTTCTTCAGATCGCGCTTCTGCCTGGGGCTCGGCCGGTTGTCCGCGGACCGCCGCACCTGGTCGGCGATGAAGTGGGTCTGCTGGCGGAGGATGGCCTGATCCCGGAGCAGCATCTCGGCCATGCGCTCTTTATGGGCTTCGATGAGTCGGGTCTTGGCAGCATCAGGTAGCTCAGCCTTGTCCACAGCTTCCTTAATGGTAACTTGAGCTTCGGCTTTCGTTTTCTCCTTCTCCGCCTGAGCCTTCTCTTCCTTGAGAGAAGTGTTCTCGGTGGTCAGGGTTTCTACCTGTCCCTCCAATTGTGTGATTCTCTCTTCAGCTTCCATCTTGCCTCTTACCTCCGCTTGAATTTTTTCCTTGATAACGGATTCTATTTCCATGATGAGGTCAGGACGTCTTTCTCTAAGTGCCTCAACATCAATGAGGTCTACATCCGTATCCGCTGATTCGTATGCAACTACTATACCACCAGCGCCTGGCTCGGTCACAAAATCCACAGACCTGATCGTGAGTAGTTTCTCAATGACGGTAGTGGACTTGCCCTCAATCTTAGACTTCACACCTTTGCCGATGGCATTGATGGATACTCCAAGATTGCTCAGCAGTCCCTGGTCTTTGAGGTTACTCAGTTTTTCCTTGAACCAGGACTCGATTATCGTGGCCTTGCCCTTGAGCTTTCCCGTGGCCTCATCTACGCATACCTCACTTAAAGTCGCTACCCAATCCCGAATAGACCTTTCGGGACGGTTGCGTTCGTCCTCTTTACTAGGGTGATCAGAATACATCTTCACACCTTCGAAAACCGAAAAATCTCTGGCTAACATATCAATAGGATAGTACCTAGAATCATCAGAATTAAAACCGGGCTTGATTATATCTACTTCGGCTATCCCCTTGCCATCTATATTAGCCTCGGATAATGTCGTAAATTCTAATACTAACTCTCGAGTCTCGATCTCTTTTATCCATCTCGGTATTTCTTCATCTTTCACGTCCAACTTTCGATACTCGGCTCGTATCTTCCTCTTGACGGCAGGTACATCAGCACTCGGTATAGCTACTTTTTGACCTCTGAATCCACCAGGACTAAAAGCGGCAGCGGCTGCACCCAATTGTTTCCGAGTAACCCTCTTCTCCAAATCTTCCCATAATCGAAGTTTCCAGGTACTTGATTTTTCTTTATCCGGAACATAAGCATAAGCAGCCGCGGGAAAAGCTATACCATCTTCTGTCTTAGCTGGTGCAGCCTCGGAAAGTTTAGCGATCAGAACATCAGCCTCAGCTATAATGGGAATGACAACCGCTTCAGTAAGTTCATCAATCTCGAGTAATTCCAATAATCTATCGGTGATGACACTGGAATTGTATTTTTCCTCTCGTCCAGAGGCCGCCTCAGCAAGTTCATCAATCTTGGCTTCTACCGATTCCTTTACTGGTGTGTAGACTGTCGTCGGTGTTACCAATTCAGCCTGACCGAACACGACCTTACCTTTTCGGTCGATGACATAAGACATGCGATAGCTCTTGCCTCCGATTTCATAAACAAGCTCGGTATCATAAACATCACGAATCCAGGGTCCGTGGTCTCTATTTCCGATTGCCAGTGAATCTATCACGGCGGTTTGAAGCAATTCTCTCTTATCATTATCGCTCATGGCTTCTTTCGTTGTCATGCTGACCTCCTTTGCTTCAGCAGCGGCCTCAAAAGTGCCATCTCTACTCCCGCAATGAGCGCGAGCACTTTGTGCCGTCCATGTTTCTTTATTATACCGCAAGGCCTGAATCGAACTTTTACCGGCTTTAATGCCATAAATAACGTCGATTTTTTTCCCATCGTGTTCCTGCTCGCCATTCTTGCGAGCGAATCTATCAAATCCCTCAGGTGGCATTATTCTACATGAGTGTTCATTCTCGTATGGCATGATTACTTCTTTCGCTCCTTCGGATAGACCATGTGTCCACATCCTGGATTGGGACATATTACGCAAGATTTCCGACCCAGTTCGAAATGATTAAATACTCCCGGTAAAGGATTGCCAAATGTTCTGCACTTAGAACAGTAATATTCCTCTGCCATAATTACATCTTCCCTCGACCGAATAAAATCCACCAAGCTATACGCCACCGCATAATAAACGACAACTCCTTTATAGAATTAAGATATTCTCTCCAGTTGCGTTTACTTACCTGACGTAATTTCTTGGCTAATCTGCCATTCATGATGGCACCTTTTCCGGCGTTATAGTACATAAACAATGAGGATGTGCAGGTGGTCTTCTGTGCCCACTGGAAAATATATGGTCTATAGGAACAACGCCTTCCGCCTCATTGGCCTCGCAAATCTCACAGGGTTCCAGAGCAGACGACCAGCTCTTATATGTGATATCAAGTCGCTTATATGTCTGCATACTGGCTTCGCTCATAGACTCATTAAGCTCGTTTTGAGCTATCATATTTGCCCGGTATCGAGTCATTTCCAATATCTCAGACCTGATACTGCGGCTGATTTTAGGAACTGGCTGACCCCTGTCCACACCTTCTATTAATACTCTAGCCAGGCGGTCTCTAGTAACCTCATTGATGTTAGTTACCTGACCGGCTGCTCTCTTGCGAATCCATTTCTTAGCCCCCTCATCAACGAGAGCAAATGTCGGCTTGATTTTAATAGCTGCGGCCGCTTGACTACTGCCGAGTTCATAAGCTTTAGTAGCTCCATTCTCAATCACGATTATCAGGTCATCACTTCCTGTTTCGACGGCTTTTCCGAGTATCTTTTTTGCGTCGTCCTTCTTTGCCTCCACCAACCGACTGGCCTCCGCCTCCTTTGACCGATACTGGTTCACGTAGCTCGTCAGACTGCTGTAGGGAAACTTCTTCGCCAGTCTTCGGAAGTAGAGACTCATCGCCCTCGTCAGTCTCGCTTCCAGCTGTTTTGCCTGTCTCGTCCTTACCCCCGTCATCGTTAGAGCTTCCATCAAACTCTGAATCTCCTGCAGGAGCGGTTGGTGCTGATTCCGGTGGTCGTAAGGTTTCTCGTAAGGCAGTCCAGGCAGCACATCGCTCGGGACAGGGCACTCTGAAGATACCATGCTCGTGCTCAACAAAACCTTTGTCATGACAGGCTGAACACTTCTCCTTCTTTGACTTTGCCATTTCCATCCTCCTTCTCTATAGCCGTTCGAACTTCTCTCAAAGCCCGAACTAGTTTGTTTGAGGCACTTTCTACGGAATCCATGTTCTCCAGCACCTCATCCGGATTATTAATTCCCAGATTGGTCAAGATTAACTTCTTGATCTCGTCAACACCAAGCTCGGGCAAGACCGTCAGTATCTCGACGATGGCCTTGATGCTGTCTGTAGCATCTTTCTCGACGATAGGTGGAAAGTCAATATCAACAAAGCGTTTATCCTTGTCGACCTTGTTCTTATCCATCACATAGTGAAAGATATTGTCATAGATGTCACCCCACAACTGCTGATAGGCCTCGAACTGCACTCGCATCGGCCGCTCCATAGCAGTAGCCGTGGCCAAACGAAAGCTCTCTCCAGCTCCAAAATAGTGAGGAAAAATACCAACGGCGGAGCCGAACAACTGCAAGAGCATAGCGCCGTCTACCTGAGCGTTGCGGGCACCGGTTTCAGTCCTCACCGGAGTCATATCTATGCCCTCATTTTCCACTAAAGTAGAAGCTGGAGCTGGAGGTGGAGTAGTTTCTGTGGACCCACCAGCGGCCAGATTAGACCTTAACTGGTTCCGTATAGCGGTCACGTCGGTAGATGAACCCTTGACCTTAGCTTTCCAGGCAAACAGCGCCAACGCTTCGGTGATAGCTGCTCTGGCTTCAAGGAACTTGCGATGCGCCTTGGTCCAGTCCATTGCGGCCAATAATAGAGATACGCCCCGCATACCAGGACTATTAAAAGCGATATGATAGATGGCACCCGACTCAGCTGTGGCCTGTTGTGGCCTACCTTGGGAGTCTGGATACTCTTTCGTCGGTTCCTCGTTTGCCCAATCCGGATAGTATAAGGTACGAGTCTGATTGCCGGGAGCAACCCATTCTCGCTTGTACAGCTTCTTGGTCTCCTTATCGTCCGGGTCTGTGATAATCTCGGTGATTTCCAAAGGATCAATACGGCGAATCTTAACATCTCCGGCACGATTACT